TCTACCTATTCCGCCATAGTAGTGTGTATACAAATATAATATTAATGATCAAAAAAGGTTACATCCTCCCAAATTTCCGGGTCATCTTCATGGCATTGCTGACATGTATGATAATCATCACACTCACAAGTTAATTCCGGGCTAATGCTGTATGTATCAAACATACTCTGTGCTTCTTCAAATGTCATAACCCAGAATCTGATAGGATATAAGTTATCCAGACAATAACAGTCACTATAGACATAACAAAGGTTACATCACCAAGCATATGCTGGAAACAATTAACAAATGTATTATGCCCCATAAGAACACCTACAAAAGAAAAGATGGCGGCTATGATAATAGAACTAATCACAGCAAATAATACGGGAACTACTATTATCAATAGTGCTCTCCCAAAATGGTTTATAGATTTCATGTTTGTTTTAAAAATAAAAGGGTGATTGCTCACCCTTCATACGTTTGACCTTCTAATGCATTAAGGTCACATTCATTCTTTAGATCAAGTAGTTCCTGTGCTTCATCGCTATTCTTTACAAAAGGTAAATCATAATAGATATTAATTATGTCTTCTTTAGAAAGCATATGACTCATATAAATACATGATAGTTTTCCTCTAACATCTAAATAAAGGAATTGGTTACTTCTTGCGATCACTTGATAATTTTTCATATTTGTTTAGTCTTTTTTATGTCTTTGTCTGTTGTTATTCAATCACTTAGCCATATAATGGCCCACTTGTCCCACATAATCCCACTTTCTACCACTTTGTCACACCCTTAGTTTTAGTGTGAAGTGTTCTTGTCATATACTCTCACACACTCACATAATTATTAATTTTTTTAGTAAAGTCTCACGATTTACCGTGTTAAGACCAAAAGTACTAAAGTAATTCATAATTAAGTAACAAGCTCATGGAGCTACCATGATTTAATCCCTAGACAATTGGGAACTTGTATAGTAAGTGCTTATGCCTGTAACCCGTGAGGGCACACCTTATTCAGGTGTTGCCCAATACAGGTTGGTGAGTTCATTACCTTCTTGATCCATTACTGGTTGATCAGTAATTTTCAAGGGTAATTTAGCACCTGCAGGAATGTCACCGAAATCAAAGTCTCCGGTTGCCAAGATTGCAAACTTTAAGCCACTCATTTGGACTGGTGCCTCAAAAGTTTTGCCGTTAATTTTAATGGTCTTTTTAGCCATTAGTTCCGTGGTGCAAATAATTGCACGTTCTGTTTTTTTGTAAAAGTACAACATAGTAGTTTTGCAGGGGGTTATACCCGGCTAAAAGTAAGGAGGGGAGTTGATAGCTTATACCCACTCACCATGCCACCCATAAAACAATCCCAATATACGGGGGGGGTATTATACCGGGGGGTATAAAAAGGGGGGGATTATTTGTATATTTGTTTTATGTATATAGATTTTTTAAAAGAGCATGAGCTTATACAGGGATTGCTTAAAAGGTTACCCAGGGTAGATCCTAATGACACCCTTGTTATTAATGTGTCTCCGGACTATTCTTCTATAGTGTCTATGCAGATAGCACACCATCTTTCAGCTCATGGGAAAATGTTAGATATGTTTCCTTTAGATGTCCCGTATCCTGATGAGAGTAAAGATAATTATCAATATGAGTTTAAGAGGAGTGGACAGATTATTCCTTATAGGTATAATAAGGTTATCTTAGTGGAAGCTGCAGTGCTTTCCGGGGATAACTATACTTGGATAAAGGAGAGGTTATTAGATATGGGGTATGAGAATGATGATATTATTACCGTTGCTCTTATAGAGATGAACACTAGTATATTTAAATGTGAATATGTACAAGCTTATACAGATACTATTCCTGAGTTTTATTGGGAGAGATACAATAAGCATTGGGATTAATTGTTAGTAACTTGTTAGTTCAAATAAATATATAATGTGTAAACTTGTATATTATGCCAGAGAATGAGGAAGTTACAAAGCCAATTATTTGTATTAGGTGCGGTAAACCAATGCCCCCTGAAGAACCTTGTGATTGTAATGAGCTGGTATATGTGTACTGGGAAATGTAAATTATAAACCAATGGAAGAAAATAAAGAAGTGCTCACACCTGAAGAGGTGAAAGAGCGTAAAGAAAAACTGACTCAGTATTATACTGAGCAAGTAGAGTTCTTAACTGTACAGTTACAGTATGAAACATTAGTCACTGATATTGAGGAACAGAGAGCCAAGCGCTTACAGTTCCAAGTTATGGTGGCTAATATGTTGGCCCCGGATGATGAGGAAGAGGAGGTTGAAGAAAAACCAAGAGGACTTAAAAGATCATGATTGTAAATCAAGTTAGTAAGAAGGTTAAGATGGAGAGGCAGGATATTGTAAAGTATCAACTCCTCACTCATTGCTACCTAGAGAAGATCAATGTTAGTAATGCTGACTTGGATTGTCTTACTATGCTTGCTTTTAATGAAGAGGTGGAACTCACAGAATTTTGTAACAATGCTTCAGATGAGGGGATATTCAAAACCCCTCAGTCTGTGCGTAACGCTGTTATTAAATTTGAGAGGAAGGGCATGATTGAAAAGAATGGTAAGGGTAGGAAGATGATTAAGTTAGCTTCAACACTTAATGTACAAGCTAAGGGTAATGTTTTTCTGGATTATAAATTTGTAAGTATTGAATCCTAAGAAATATAAAGATATCTTAAAGGAGACATCTATAGAGTTGAATATGGAGCAGAAGGTTATTAAAGCTGTGACAGACTTCTACTGGGATAAAGCCAGGAAATCTCTATCTTCCTTAGAAGACCCCCATGTATTTATAGATGGTCTTGGCACTTTTAATATTAAGTGGGATATACTTCAAACCAATATACGTAGATATTCTGAATACTTAGAGAACAGAGAGAACCTTGTATTTTCTAGGTATCATGTGTACAAGAGTACCGTGGATAAGCTAGAGAAGATGCAAGGACTAGAAATCAAAATGAAAGAAGAGTATGAAAAAAAGAAAGATCATAGAAAAAATAAAAAACAACAAAGTGACAAGACTTTGGAATAACTATCCTTTGATACTTGAGGGTATTAGGAATTATTTATTCACTAATGATAGTATAGAGCAGATTGCTCTAGAGCGTTACACTATTTGTCAAGCTTGCCCTAAGTTAGATTTAGTGGGTAAGGATTGTTTAGCACCCGGAACACAACCTTGTTGTTCTGAGTGTGGGTGTTCTTTGAAATTTAAAACTCGGAGTTTATCCTCCTCTTGTCCTTTAGGTAAGTGGGATTCATTTATGTCTTCGGAAGAAGAGGATCAATTATTAGCTAAGTTATGAGTGTAATATTTAAATCACAAAACCATAAGTATGAGTCTATAGATTCATCTGAGTTAATAGAGTGGACTAGTGTTACCTCGTTTATATCTAAGTATAAGAAACCTTTTGACGCCCAGACTATAGCTGAGAAATCTTCTAAGTCTAAGAAATCTAAATGGTATGGTATGTCTGTAACAGATATTTTACAGGCTTGGGAGAATGAATCTAATAGAGCTATTGATCAAGGTAACTGGTATCACAATCAACGTGAGGCTGATCTCCTTGAATTGAATACTGTTGAAAGACATGGTTGCATCCTCCCTATTATTAGGCCCCTTATTACAGATGATATAAAGTATGCTCCACCACAGAAATTAGTGGAGGGTATGTACCCAGAGCATTTTGTATACCTTAAGTCTGCCGGTATATGTGGGCAATCAGATCTAGTAGAGGTGGCAAAAGGCCAAGTTAATATTACAGACTACAAGACTAATAAAGAGATTAAAAAAGAATCATATGTAAATTGGGAGGGTGTAAGTCAGAAGATGCTAACGCCCGTTAGTCACCTAGATGACTGTAATTTCTGGCATTATGCACTACAGTTGTCAACATATATGTATATTATATTGAAACATAACCCTAAACTTAGACCCGGTAAAATAACAATTCACCATGTTTTGTTTTATACGGATGGTACAGATAAGTTTGGAAACCCAATTACTAAGTTAGATGATCAGGGGGAACCATTAGTTAGAAAAATCGTACCTTATGATCTACCTTACCTTAAGGTTGAGGTAGTTAACTTAATTAAACACAAGCAAGATGCTAATTAAACTATTTGATATAGTGAATAATAAAGTAGTGCCTACAGAGCATTGCTATACAATCTCCTCTTTAAATGATATAATGACGGAATACCCAGATGATTATTTAAAAGTATATACCTACCTATTTTATATGACTTGTCCTAACCCAGATCTTAACCCATTCTTTAATGTTCCTGAACATGAGAAGGAAGAGATTATTATGTCTGAGATTGATATGGATATATCTACTGAGGATGAACTTATTATCCGGGGTATGAGTACGTGTAAAAAATTATATGAGACTCCTACGTATAGAACGTATGTAGGTATCAAGTCTATGTTGGATAGATTGGCACATTACATGGAGACAACAGAGATTCATCATGGTAGAGATGGTAACATTACAGCATTAGTGAATGCCGCTGCTAAGTTTGAGCAGATTAGACAATCATTTAAGGGGGCATATAAAGATTTAGCTGAAGAACAGCAAAGTCAAGTAAGAGGAAATATAGGATTAGCATACGATCAATAATTATGGAACATAGCTTATACGGATGGTTGTTTACATACAACACCTACACAAAACATTGGCACGCTTTTAAGTCTGAAGATAAAGAAGCGTATTTTAATAACTCAGAATGTAAATCTAAAATTACGTCTAAGACAATAGATACATTACTTTATATGATTATTACTACAAATGGTAAACCAGAGGAATCTGATATAAAGGGGGATGAGTGAAATTATTGAAATCCCGACTTGGGAGAATGGTGTATGGGGTGTTTCTACCTTCTCCTCTAATGAGGAATGGAGAAGCTATCTTCTATTACTATTTAAAGAACCAGGTCAATATGATTTCAATGAAGTAGCCCTCCTCTTTAATAAAGAGGCTAGAACTTTTAATAAATTAGGTTTTTATACAGTAGCACCATTTAAATCCAAAGACTATATCTATTATTGGGATGACCAAAAGAAGAAGTGTAGGAATGGGGTATTGTATAAAGATAGTAAACACGTCTGGTATCTAACTAGAGATTATTATATGTGGTTAAATTTTCTTCCTATCTATGATAAGGAAGAGAAGAAGTTTGGCTTTGCTAAAGTTCGGGATGCTCAGTACCACATGGCTCTGTACGAGATATTGGCTGAACTATATTACAAACATGTAGCTATCCTAAAGAAACGTCAGATTGCATCCTCATATTTTCATGCCGGTAAGTTAATTAATTCATTATGGTTTGAAGAGGGTGTTACCCTTAAGATAGGTGCTTCGCTTAAGGATTATATAAATGATAAAGGTACTTGGAAATTCCTAGATGAGTATTCATCTTTTTTAAATGAACATACTGCATGGTATAGACCTATGAATCCAGATAAGGTTATGCTATGGCAGCAAAAGATCGAGGTAAGAAAAGGGAATAAGAAAACTGAGGTAGGATTAAAAGGTACTATACAAGGTATGTCTTTTGAGAAGTCTGCAACATCTGGTGTGGGTGGTCCTTGTCAATATTTCTTTCATGAGGAAGCAGGTATTGCTCCTAAGATGGGGGAAACTTATGAATACTTACGTCCTGCTATGGCCTCTGGTATGATTACTACCGGTGTATTTATTGCAGCTGGATCTGTGGGTGACCTGGATCAGTGTGAACCATTGAAGAATTTAATTATGAATCCAGAGGCTAATGACATTTATGCTGTAGAAACTAATCTATTAGATTCTAAAGGAAGCATAGGTACAGCAGGATTATTTATTCCAGAACAATGGTCAATGATGCCATATGTAGATGAGTATGGTAACTCATTAGTAGTTGAAGCATTAGCAGCTATTAAAGAGGAGAGGATTAGGTGGAAGAAAGAGATTGAACCAGATAAATATCAGTTACGTATATCTCAAAAACCCACAAACATTGAAGAGGCATTTGCATTTAGAAGGGAGTCTGTATTTTCTGTACACTTGCTTGCTGCACAGTTAAGAAAGATTGAGGACAAAGAATATCCTTATGAATTACTAGAATTATATAGAGATGAGCATGGTAAATTAGAGGTTAAAAACTCTAACAAATTGCCTATCAATGAGTTCCCCATCTCTAAAAAGACGGAGGACAAAACGGGTTGTTTAGTAGTATGGGAAAGACCTAAAAAAGATCCTACCTTTGGAATGTATTATGCAAGTATTGACCCGGTTTCTGAAGGAAAGACTACTACCTCTGACTCTCTTTGTTCTATTTTTGTTTATAAAGCCCCTGTTGAAGTATCTAGAGAAGAGGGTGGAGAGCAGAAAACTCATATAGAGCAGGATAAAATTGTAGCTGCATGGTGTGGTCGTTTTGATGATATCAAGAAAACCCATGAAAGATTAGAGTTAATTATTGAGTGGTATAATGCTTGGACATTAGTGGAGAATAACGTTTCTTTGTTTATTCAGTATATGATCTCTCAAAGAAAGCAGCGTTACTTAGTAACTAAAGATCAGATATTATTTTTAAAAGATATTGGTAGTAATGCTAGTGTATATCAACAGTATGGTTGGAGGAATACAGGGACATTATTTAAAGCTCACCTTCTCTCTTATGCTATTGAATTTTTAAGGGAGGAAACCGATCATGATTATAAGACTGATGGCACTGTGGTAAAGACAACATATGGTGTATCTAGAATACCAGATCCTATGTTAATTAAAGAGATGTTAGCTTACAGAGATGGCTTAAACGTGGATAGACTTGTGGCATTTGCAGCTTTAGTTGCCTTTGCTAAAATACAACAATCAAACCGTGGATATTTAAAACGTAGAGAAGTAACTCCTGAAAGTTTGGATAAGTCAAAAGATTTGTATAAATTAAAAGTAGGAGCGTTTAGACATATTGGCAAAAGTGCCTCTTCAAATGGTATGCAAAGACCAAAACGAGCATTTAAAAATTTAAGATGATAAATTGGTGTATGAGTACAACGGCTATGGAAAATGTAACAATTAATATTACATATATTAGTTACTATAGTGATGAGGATGAGGAGATTATAGAGTTTAATTTAAATGATACAATAGAACAATTTAACACAACAATTACAGACTATGCAATTATATAATGCTATGCAGCTCAAAAATGGGGCTAAAGCAGAATACAATAAAATGAGTACCCTTACTCAACCCATTCAATTTATTCCTAGAAAAGAGAAGGATGATGATTGGGCTGCGCATAATCTTGATTGGTTAGAATGGCAGGGTATGAAGCAGTTACGTAGAAATGCTAGAAGGCTTTCTAAGAACTACAAACTTGCTAAAGGAATTATAGATAAGACAGACTATGTTGTTGAAGAGGATGTTGAGTATGCTGAATTAATTGATGTACTTACAAAAGAGGATCAGTCAGCATTAGAGTTAAAATTTTACCCAATTATTCCTAACGTAATTAATGTATTAGTAGCAGAATTTGCTAAAAGAAATACAAGGGTTAGTTTTAGGACTGTAGATGAAATCTCTTATAATGAATTACTAGAACAGAAAAGAGCCATGATTGAGCAAAGATTATTATCTGATGCTGAACGTAAAATGGTTATGAGTATGATTGAACAGGGTGCTGATATGGAAGACCCTGAAATTCAGAAAGCTTTAGCTCCAGAAAATCTTAAATCATTACCAGAGATTGAGCAATTCTTTAAGAAAGACTATAGGTCTATGTTAGAGGAATGGGCTGAACATCAGATGCGTGTGGATGAGGAGAGATTTAAAATGGATGAATTAGAGGAGAGAGCTTTCCGTGATATGTTAATTACAGATAGAGAGTTCTGGCACTTTAAGATGAATGAGGATGATTATGAAGTAGAGTTATGGAATCCATTAGTTACTTTTTACCATAAATCTCCTGATATAAGGTATATTTCTCAGGGTAACTGGGTAGGTAAAATTGAATTACTTACTGTAGCTGGAATTATTGACAAGTATGGATATTTATTAACTGACGTAGAATTAGAATCTTTAGAGGCTGTTTATCCAACAAGAGCAGCTGGATATCCATTACAGGGTATGCAGAATGATGGTTCATACTATGATGCTACTAAATCACATGAATGGAATACTAATATGCCTTCTCTACAATACAGACAGTTTATGTCAGTATGGGAGCAGAATAGTACAGCCGGTAATGATATTGTAAGTTACATCATGTCTGAATCAGAGGATTACACTGATTATCAAAATACAGATATGTTACGTGTCTCTCATATTTATTGGAAGTCACAACGTAAGGTAGGTCATTTAACTAAAATTGATGAGGTTGGTCAGGTTATACAAGATGTTGTAGATGAGTCATATAAGATTACTCAAAAGCCTATATACGATACTACATTATTTAAGAATAAAACTAAAGAGAATTTAATTGCTGGTGAGCATGTTGATTGGATTTGGATTAATGAAGTATGGGGTGGTGTAAAAATTGGGCCTAATAATCCTGCATACTTTGGAATGAATAACAATGCTAGTGGTATTAACCCTATTTATATTGGTATTAACAAAGCTAATGTAGGTCGTGTACCTTTCCAATTTAAAGGGGATGCTACTTTGTATGGTTGTAAATTACCAGTGGAAGGATCTGTATTCTCTGATAGAAATACTAAGTCTACATCTTTAGTAGATTTGATGAAACCATACCAGATAGGTTATAACATTGTTAATAACCAGATTGCGGATATTCTTGTAGATGAATTAGGTACAGTGATCATGTTAGATCAGAATGCTTTACCTAGACACTCATTGGGGGAAGATTGGGGAAAGAATAACTTAGCAAAAGCTTATGTTGCAATGAAGAATTTTCAGATGTTACCTTTAGATACTTCTATTACTAACACTGAGAATGCTCTTAACTTCCAACATTACCAGGTATTAAACTTAGAACAGACACAACGTTTGATGTCTAGAACTCAATTAGCTAACTATTTTAAACAGCAAGCATTTGAGGTCATAGGGATTACACCACAGCGTTTGGGAGAGCAAGTGGAACAAGCTACCGCTACAGGCGTAAGAATAGCTGTATCAAACTCCTATGCACAAACAGAGACATATTTTATTAATCACTGTGATTACTTAATGCCTCGTGTGCACCAGATGCGTACAGACTTAGCTCAATACTATCATTCAACTAAACCATCTATCAGATTGCAGTACATTACTACAAATGATGAGAAGGTTAATTTTGAAATGAATGGTACAGATTTATTACTTAGAGATTTTAATATTTTCTGTACTACTAAAACTAATCATAGAGCTACATTAGAACAGTTAAAGCAATTGGCACTTACAAACAATACTGCCGGTGCTTCTATCTATGACTTAGGTAATATCATGAAGGCAGAGTCTATCTCTGAAGTTACACACATCCTTAAGTCTTCTGAAGAAAAACAACAAGCACAACGTCAACAAGAAATGCAGCAACAGCAGTCAATGCAAGAGCAAGCATTACAAGCTAAGAATCAAGAAGCTATGATGAAGATGCAATTTGAAGCAGATGAGAATGAGAAGAACAGACAGAATGATATTGTTATTGCTGAAATTAGGTCTGCTGGTTATGGATCAACTGTAGATATTAATCAGAATCAACAATCTGATTATCAAGATGCACTGAAAGATATCCGTAAAAGTGACGAGTTTAACCAACAGATGGATTTAAAGAAAGAATCTGCTGCTACACAAAAAGCTATTAACATGGATAAGATGTCAATTGAGCGTGAAAAGCTAGCCTCTCAAAGAGAGATTGCTAATAAACAATTAGAAATTGCTAGAACAAATAAAAATAAATACGACAAGCCAGACAATAAGAAAAAGTAATAGCCTTATATTAGAGGAAATACAGCTTTAATAACAAATTTTTAAAGTTTATACAAACTAATATATTATATTTTTAATGTACAGTACAAATAAAAACAAACCAACTATATGAGTGATGCAAAACCAAATGAGCAAACCACCGTACAACAAGTAGATATCAACATTGATGATATCTTCGGTGGAGCTCCGGGAGCCGATAGTATCGTGCTACCAACAGAAGCAGAGAAGAAACCCAATTTCTTTTCTACTCCTAAAACTGATTTAACGTTCTTAGATAAAGAGGATGAAAAAGATGAGGATGGAAATTCAGTTCTTTCTACTCAGACTGCTGATGATGTTCTTAAAGAATTAACAACTGATGTTGATGATTTAATTGATCAAGAAGGTGAGTTACCAAAAGGTGGCAGACCTAAAGTAGATAAGAGTGGGATGGTGGAAACCTTCTCTAAGTTAATTGAAGAGGGTGTTTTAATTGGTTTTGAAGATGAGAAACCAATGGAAGACTACTCTCTTAAAGATTGGAAGGAACTCTTGCAAGCAAATTTTGAAGAAAAAGAGCGGGCAATTAAAGAGCAAACTCCGAAAGAGTTCTTTGAAGCACTTCCTGAAGAGCTCCAGTATGCTGCACAGTATGTAGCAAACGGGGGTAATGACCTTAAAGGTCTATTCAGTGCACTAGCTCAAGTAGAAGAGGTACGTAGTTTAGATCCAACAGATGAGATGGATCAAGAACAAATTGTACGTTCATACTTGCGTGCTACTGGATTTGGCAATGATGAGGACATTGATGAGGAGATTGTAACTTGGAAAGACTTGGGTAAATTAGAGCAACAAGCTAATAAATTTAAACCAAAGTTGGACAAGATGCAAGAGTCTATTGTAGCGCAGAAGATTGCTGAACAAGAGCAAATGAAAGCACAACAAGAGCAAGCAGCATCAGCATACATGGATAATGTATATGAGGCCCTCAAACCTTCAGAGTTAGCTGGTATTAAGTTAGACAAGAAGACCCAAGCAATGTTATATGCTGGTCTTGTACAACCTAACTACCCATCTATCTCAGGAAGAAATACAAACTTATTGGGACACCTGTTAGAGAAACATCAATTTGTAGAACCTAACTACCCATTAGTAGCTGAAGCTTTGTGGTTATTGGCTGATCCAGACGGATACAAGACAAAGATCATGGAGCAAGGCAAAAATAAAGTGGTTGAAAACACTGTAAGACAACTTAAAACAGAGCAGGGTAGAAAGATTTCTAGTACAATGCCTGAAGATAGAGAGGAAGAACCTAAACAGCGTAAGATCCCAAGACAAGCAAATATTTTTAAAAGATTTTAACAATACAAACAAACAAATAAATAAAATAAATAATTATGGCAACTCCAGTTTTAAACAATGGTATATTTCTACGTGATACCAGCTACCAAGCTAGCTCAAACGTAGATTCATATCACCTCGTAAACATGCTGAAAAGCAGTGAACCTATGGACATGGGTCCAGTAGATTTATGGGCTATGGCTCAGAAAGTTGAAATGCCCTTGTATCAATTCTCTAGTTTTGGTGGAAAAAACATCATCTCTGTAGACAATGCTCGTGGAGAGTACAAGTGGCAGGTTCCTGTTGCTCAAGATCTTCCTTACATTGTAGAAGATATTGAATCTTCAAATGCTACTAAAGGTGTTGATGGTACTACATTCAAACTTAAATTAAACAAGCGTTCTTTTGGACATGGTGATATCATCACTTATGATAAGTACAATGGTTTAGAAATGTATGTAACTGTTAGTGATATTCTTCCTACAGGTGATGGTTTCATCTACACTGTTCAGTTAGTAAACAATGACAATGCAAAATATTTGGATAACAAATACTTAGCAGCTGGTACTAAAGTTTTCCGTAAAGGTTCTGCTCGTGGTGAATACGGTGAGCGTTTCTCTGATATTGGACAATATGGTGCTGGTTTCCGTGAATTCTACAATTTCGTAGGTGGTGCTGAAGCTCACGTATCTTACTCTATCTCTAGTCGTGCTGACTTGATGTTAAAGGGTGGAATGAAAGCTGATGGTACTGTACCTGTTGTAGAAATCTGGCGTAACTTTGAAAAATCTATGGATCCTTCTATTACTAGTTTGGAGTCTATGGTACAGACTATGGGTAAAGATGCAGTTAAACGTGCATTTGACAATGGTCAGTTAAGTAAGACTTTCTTAACTACTATGGAAGCTGCTCACTTGAGCAAAATTGCTAATGACATTGAGACCTACTTAATGTGGGGACAAGGTGGACGTATTAAGCAAGATGGTCCAGATGATATCCGTTTGTCAGTAGGTCTTTGGAAGCAGTTGGATAACAGCTTCAAACGTATCTATAACAAATCTAGTTTCACTTTGGAAATGTTCCGTGCTGAGTTGTACAACTTCTACGTAGGTAAAGTTGACTTCCAAGGTCCAGATCCTAAGCGTCAGTTGATTGTTCAAACTGGTTTGGGTGGTATGAAGTTGGTTAACGAGGCTATTAAGAAAGAAGCAGTTAACAGTGGTTTGGTTATTAATGCATCTGAAGTAGGAGCTATTACTGGTAAAGGAATGGACTTGAACTTTGGATTTGCTTACACCAGCTATGTAATTCCTTTCTTGGCTAACGTTAAGTTTGTGCTTAACCCTGCATTTGACAACTTGCACACTAACGATATTGAAAACCCCTTGATTGATGGTCATCCTTTAAGTTCATATAATTTCATTATCTTTGACATTACAGATAACGTAAACGAGAATATTTACTTGTTGAAATTGTCTTGGGATAATCAATTGAAGTGGTTCTACCAAAACGGAACTATGGATTATATGGGCCGTAGCCAAGGATTCCAGTCTTCTGGTAACTTCAACGGATACCGTGTAATGATGTCTCAAACAATGCCTGCAGTTTGGGTTAAAGATCCAACTAAAGTATTGAAAATTGTTATGCGTAACCCTATTACTGGCGGAAGCTTCTAATAAATAACATATCAACCCAGAGTCACTTCGTTGCTGGCTCTGGGTTCTAATTAAAAAAATATAAATAAAATGGCAATCTCTACATTTTCTCCCGCTTCTCCGGATTCTTTTATTATAAAAGAAGCTGATATGTCCTTAGCTAAATTTGGACATCTTAATGCTGTTGTAACTGAATTAAATACAAAAGCTACTATTGTTACTAGCGCTAATGTAACTCAAGCTACTAGTATCACTACAGGTGTTACTGCTAGTGCTGATGCAGGTGTTATTACTACAGTATCTAGTACTTTAGCTGCCTCTGCTTCTGCTGTTTTTGTAGTAACAAATACTAAAGTTTTGGCTACATCAAAAGTTTTATTATCTGTATTATATGCAGGAACTGGTATTGCATACGCAACTATTTCAGCTATTGCAGATGGTAACTTTACAGTAAAACTTTACAATGTGCATGCTTCTGCGGCATTGAATGCTGTAGTAAATGTACATTTTTCAGTAATTAACTAAACTATAGGGGAGTTAATAGCTCCCCAATATTATTAAACCAACAAAAACCATGAGTATAACAATTGTAGAAAAGTATTCACAAAACAAAAAAAGTAGTGTGAGTGTACGCCCTTATTTTGATGCACAAATCAATAATATGGGTCTTGAGAAATATGGTCTATCCCTGTTTGATGGGGTATTCCATGAGGAACAACTAGCTTGTCTTGAAATTAATGGGATTAAGCGTTATGTAACTGGGCTAAATGAATTTGCTCCTGAAGTAAAATTCTTACCAGATGATGAACGTGAAGCCAAAATTAAAGAGATTAGAAGAACTGTTTCCCAATTAGAGAAAGAATTAGCAGCTAACGTTGTTAATCCTGAAGACCCAGATTTTTGGAATAAGATAAAACTTCTTAAACCAGATAATGATGAGTTTTGGAGTAAGATTGCATTAAGATGTGGAAATGATCCTTTATTCTTAGAGCCAAATAAAGATCCTTATGATCTTATTAAGCTTTATGCAATTGAGGCAAATGGTTTTACTATTGTATCTAAAAATTATGATGATGCAAGACGTAGAGCAGTACCACCAAAGTTTTATTTAGATAGAGCTGAAGAGACTGTAACTATTAAAACAGAGAGTAAAAAATTACGTAACAAAGCATTGTCTGAGTTACAAAAAATGTTTGATAAGAACCAAGGCAAATTATTTTATGTTGCTAAAGTTTTAGATGTTGACAGCGCACAGTATAAGAAGTCTACACCTAATGATATTGTTTATGATAACATGGACAAATACATTAATGGTGAGACAGTTGAGACAGATAAAACTAAAACAGCAGAAAAGTTTTTATCATTAGCTAATGAGGATATGACAAACCTTAAACTCAGAGCTGTTGTTAAAGATGCCTCTTTTTATAAATATATAATCAGTAAGAGTGACGGATTTATCTATCACCTTGAATCTAGTACAATGCTTGGAAGAACACCAGCTGATATAATTGAGTATATGAAGAATCCTTTAAATCAGGATATTTCTGACAAAATTATAGAGAAGGTAGAAAAACATTGGAAAGATTAAACTAATATGAAGTAGTATTATGGGGATATAACACAGTATCCCCATAATTAATTAGATATGAATAACGATATACTTCAGTTAAAAATTAAGCAGCGACTTAATAAGTTAGCCTCTAATGATTATGATAATCTTGAGGCCTGGCAAATTATTGAAGCTTTTAACAAAGCTCAATTAGAATGGGTTAGAAGACAACTACATAGTAGTAATGTTTTTCGTGAGGGTGATGAAGGATCTAAAAGACGTATAGATGATATACAAATTTTATTATTAGATCTCCCAATTACTGGAATAAATAAGAAAGGGTATTTTGAATCTAATTTACTACCAGCTGATTATCTACAATATAAAAGGATATCAACTGATGCAAAATCTAAATGTTGCCCTGCTGATTCAATGACTGTATATTTAGCTGAAGAAGCTAACATAGCTAGTTTATTAAGTGATGAGTTTAGGAAACCTAGTTTTGAATGGGGTGAAACTTTTTGTACAATAATGGGTAATAGGATAAAAATTTATCATGACGATCTTTTTACTATTGTTGACCCAATTCTTACATATTATAGAAAACCTATTTATATACAAATTGCTGGTGCAATAGACCCATACACTGGACTTACCTCTGCAACTAATGTTATCTGTGAGTTTAAAGATGATATTGTAGAGTTACTAATAGATGAGACTGCAAGTATTCTTGCTGGAGATATTGAATCTGTAAATCAGTTTTCACGTGGCACACAAAATGCTGAAAGAAATAATTAAAGAAAATGATACAAAAATTACAACGCCCTTCTAATGGCTCTGAAAATAATTTAGATAAAGCAACATCTGATTTAGTAGTTGAGATGATGAATGCAGGAACTAAATTACATATTGCACATTTGTTAGTAACTGGTGTAGGTTCTTTTGCTGCTCATACTGCTTTAAATGTAATTTATGATGCATTACCAGAGCATGCTGATACTATTGCAGAAGCTTATCAAGGTGCCTCAGAAAAATTACTTTCATATGGAGATGTAAGTTTACCAACTATTAAAACAAAAGATGAGGCAGTCTCTTATCTACGTTCTTTATATAATAAGGTAAATAACTTGCAAGCTATTATGCCTTATTCAGAAATCATTAATGAATTAGATAATGTTAAGTCTAGCATTAATTCTGCTAAGTATAAATTAATTTTCTTGCAATAATCAAAAATATTCACTATTATATTAGTGTATCTATTTATAAACAAATAAAAAAATAAAATTATGTATTTTAATCATGCCTTCAAAAAAGTATTCCTAGGAACTGGTACTTACCAAAAGTCCGGTGCAGGAACTACTGCGGGTGAATTGACCACAGTTGGTAACTTTGGTCTTTACAACGCCTCAACTTTCGTAAACTTAAATGCAACAACTGGAACCAATTTCATTATTGCTGCTTCTAGTTTAAATCCTACAAATGATAAGATTGGTCCTTATCATGGTGGTTATGCTGAGTCTACAAAATCTAAAACTATTAATCCTAAGTACATCAGTTCATTTGTTAAAGTTGTTCCAAAAACAGCTACAAATAGTATTGTTGCTGTTGGTTTAACTGCTGGTTTAAACAATGTACCTTATGCTGCTTGTAGTAACAAAACTTATAAGTGTGATAAAACCTACTATCTACGTGTAGATATTAAAGGTTCTCCAGCTATGCGTTTATTTAATCGTAATGCTTATTATGTTGCTGATTACTACACTGGTTGTTGCGCTACTGGTCAAACTAGTGTTGATCCAGGTGCTGTTATGGTTGGTTGGGCTAAAAGTTTAGCTGAAGATCCTCGTATCAATCAGTTTATTAACCCTGTAGTTTATGCAAGTACTAACACTGGTGCTAGTTACACTGCATATGTTAACCCTACCTCTACTAACATTGGTAAAGTTATTGAAGTTAAAATCACTAATGGTGGAACTGGTTATTCCTCTGCTCCAACTGTAGTTATAGGTACTCAGTTTGCTGCAACTACTGCTTATGCATTAAATGACCAAGTAGCTTATTTAGGTAATTTATATACTGTAACTGTAGCTGGAACTAGTGGTGGATCTGGTACTGCTCCTGTACATACTAATAGTACTCCTGTTGCTTCTGGCACAGTAACATTTGCTTATGCTGGTTCTTCTGCAACTGCAACTGCAACTCTTACTAGTACTGTTGTTACAGGTATTACAATTACTACATCTGGTTCAGGTTATACTGCATCTGGTAATGTTGCTGTTACATTCTCTGGTGGTTCTGGATCTGGTGCTGCTGCTTATGCAGTTAAAGCTATGTCTTGGACTTCTTTTGTAGAAGATACTACTCCTGATGCTTCTAACAAAGCTGGTTTAGTTATTAATGGTGCTTATGTTGATACTAAGTTTGGTGATTGTTCTTTCCAACCAACTGATCATTTTGATAAAGAGCCAATTAAAGTTATTGCTGCTGAAGTTGATCAAATTGGAGAGGTTTGTACTTTTTCTGGAACTTGTGTAACTGAATTACAAGTTGCTAAGCAAGGTGAAGGTTTTGGTGAAACTGTATTACGTGATTTGATTTTATCTGAGCGTTACATGCAGAATCATTGGAATGATGATCCACGTATTCGTGAGATTTTAAATGGTAATGCTGTATTTGGTGTTAACCGTAACAATTCTTACTACCGTTACATGGTTGTACATAATGTACCACGTTTTAACAACCCATCTAGCATGTTTGATAATGATCAATATGTATGTGAAGTAATTACTAGTACAGTTTCTGCTACTTTTGAAAGTGATATGGCTGCAATTTTGTCTGCTGCCGGAAACGGTGTTTCTTTGCAAACATTATAATATTAGCGTATTATCATATAAAAGGGGGAGGAGCAATCTTTCCCCTTTTTTTATTTAGATTTATTTAGTAAATTATATATGAGTAGATATACTGTCTACAACAAAACTTATGGCACAAAAACACATTCTCAGTTTAGATATTCCAGAAACCCTTAATACAAAAATTTTTAGGGTTGTTGACACTAGTACATACAGTACTGATTTAGGGATAACATGTAATAGATTACAAATTTTACTTCCTGGATATTTAGAGGAAGTGATCCTTGAGATTTTACCAAATAGTGAAAACGTATTTAATGCTTGTACATTACATTTGCAAGACACCAATTGTGATACTGCATTAAGTGAATTACCTGATGGCATTTATACAATACGTTATAGTGTAGCACCTAATGATAAAGTTTGGATAGAGTATAATTATTTACGTATAGCCCAGACTTTAAATACATACTACAATATTTTATGTAGTATAAACCTAACAGGAGCTGAGCCTTTAGCTACTGAAAAAGAAAAATTAAATAAATTGCGTATGTTAAAGATGATGTTAGAAGGAGCTAAAGCAAAAGTAGAATTTTGTAATAATCCTGAACAAGGTCAATTAATTTTTAACTATGCTAAAAAACAGATTGATAAGCTGAACTGTACTTATTGCAACTAACTAAATATAAACCAATATGAATTGTCAAAATTGTGGAACAAGATTAAATTGTGGTTGTCAAAAAAAAACTGCATCTGATGGTAAACAAGTCTGTGCTAATTGCATAGATGGGTATGAACAAAGTTTAAAACAAAAAAATGGGTAAATGTACTAATTGCGATGAAGCAAAAGTTTCACTAAAATTTGGTGAAGCAATGTATTCAGAATTTAGAGAGAAAAAGTATGGTATTGAAATATGTTGTAATGATACATCAGAGGTAGATATATATAATAAAGAAGTGTTTGATCTAATGAAATTGATTGATGCTAAATATACTGCAACTGAAGTAGTGGATTACGGACCACAATACCTATTAACACAAGCAGGAAATAGATTTGTTGTATAATGAGGAACTACGATCCAACTATAACACAATTACCACCTTATTTTTCTCAGGAGGTAAACATATATTATGATGTTATACCTATTGTTGACGTAGTAAATAATCTTACAAAGAAAATAACTCTTGATAATCTATCAGCTGTATTATCTCAAAAAGGTAATCAGGCTTATGATGAGAGTATAACTTCAATTGTTTTAACTGGAGATTTAGTAAAGACTATTGTTTTTAATAGAAGAAATGCAGCAGCATTAAACTTATCATACGTTGATACATATGTCCATAATCAAACTACACCAAATATTGAATGGACTGTCACTCATACTATGAATAAATTTCCATCAGTTACAATTGTAGATTCTGCTGGTAGTATTGTTGAAGGTGCTGTTGATTATATAAATCTTAATAGTTGTAAAATTACATTTTGTGGTGCGTTCAGTGGTAAAGCTTACTTTAACTAAAATAAAATAAAATAAAATAAATAATCATGGCAAAAAAATTCTTAACAGCGATAGACCTCAATAAATGCGAACTGCAGAATGCGGTCATCCAGAATCTAGCAACAGCACCTGGATCACCAGGGCAAGGTCAAGTTTACTTCAACTCTACAGCTGGAGATAAATCTATTTACTTC